GGGCAGAGTCTTGTAATCCTGCATGAACGTGGATATGGTCTTGGCCACGTCGTCGATCATGGCCATAGAGAGTTTCAAAAGTTTCTTTTCATCTGTGTCCACGCCCAAGGCCTTGAGCCAGTCCTCGTCAAGAGCGTTCTCGCTGTCGATTAGCACCACGAAAATGCCTTGCTCCTGTGCGTTCTTGATGATGTTGCCTGAACAGATATAGCTCTTGCCCGCACCTGATTCGCCAGCGAACACAGTGACCTTGCCCAGTGGAATGCCTCGGTTGAAATCACCGGATATGAGATAATTTAGAGCATAGTTACCGGTACTGATCCAGTCGGTGGGATCGTTGAAACCGATAGAAAGTCCATCGATACTTTTGGTTATCTCCTTGCGGAATTTGCTTACGTCAAACGGTTTGGCCATGATTGTTTCCTTGTTGTAATGAGTATAATTCTGTGAAAATCCTACTGCTGTCTATATTCCTGCGTTGATCCATGATAGCGAGTTGTTCCAGTGATCCTATTAGATTCCGTTCAAAAGGTTGCTGTATGTAATTTAACAAATTCTGCAGACTTTGTTCTAGTAGATATCCAGGATGATCATTGATGCGAGATTCCAATTCATCTTGCACTAATTTTAGCACATAATCTGGTAAATGTCTGATGTTTAGGTAAAGAGGGCCTAGCAAAGCACCTGCTATAAAACTGTTGGCATGGAATCCCAATGATCTGAGATAATCGATACATTGGAAAATACTGCGATAATTCAGGAGGAAATGCAACATGTTGAATGAAATCTTGTGATCCAGACCCCGGATCGACGAGAGGTTATCCAAAAAGTCTTGCCATGCCCCGCCGTACCGGATGTATTCAAACTCTTCGGCCATGGACTCCACGCTTACGGTCCAATGTACATTTTTGAATCCGCATATCAAATCAAATATCTTGGTATCTACCTTGCTGAGATTGGTATTGATGCGTAGATTCACCGTGGGATTACGTTGTTTTAAAAGTTCTAAAAATTCTAGATTTTCTTTCATCAACAAAGGCTCACCACCAGCAAGATACACATGCTTGAGATTGGCAGCATGATCAAAGATATAATCTTTAAACTGCTGTATCTGTTGTGGATCTGGTCGCACAGGCCGGATATCCAATTCGCTGGCCCATTGGCTACTGAAATCAGAGGAACAATAAACACATGCAAAGTTGCAAAGATTACTCCATCTCACATCTATAGTTTTGAGATCGTGATTTCCTTGCACATAGGTAGATGCAGGTACATGTTTTAGTTCTCGTATGTAAAATATTCTGTCACTGATAATGTCAAAACTTTTCTTGCCATTCTCAAGATCGTAACAGGGATGACAATCAGATCCGGGCCGATCTTTCAGCATGCTTTGTTGTGTTTGTTGATTCACGGGCCCAGACAATATTTCTTCGATATTGGTATCGCGAATATTGCCAAGACGACCTGCACTGCGTATGCAATTCTTTACAGTACCATCAAAGTTGTACATTAGCCCGGTCCATGGCATAGGGCAGAATACCCCATTGGTCAGCATCTGTTTAGCGTTCATACCGGTCTTGGTGCTAGAGAAATTTCCGGAATCACGAGATCAGGAGCCGCTGTCTCAAACAATTTTACGAGAGTTTCTGCCCAATGATCGACATCGGCAGCGGGTGGGACTGTTTTATCCGCACTGGTGGCCACGTTGCCTGGTCTAACCAAGGTGATATTGATTTTTACCTGACGATTACGTATCTGTCGTATGGATTCTTCCAAGGCGACTTTTTGTATCCGGTAGAGATCCATGTCAAGTCCCGGTAAAGAGCTCGTGGGTTGTTGTGTCATCATTGTAGAAATAACCATGATGTGTTTGCGTGTACCTTGCCATCGCCGGGCCATTTCAAATAGCAATTCAGTCTGTGCAAATCCATCCTGTGCATTATTGATCCACATATCGCAGGGTTCGATCTGTTGAGATATCTTCATGATGTTACGGATATTGTCACCGTGACGTTTGCTCAGACCGATAATCTCATGTCCTCGTGAATGATAACTGTTTGCCAGAGATTGTCCAATACCTGCGGTGTGTCCCGTTATCGCTATCTTCACGTGATACCTCTTAATTGTTTTTGCTCGCGTATATATTCGTCTCGAGCATGCACATCTGTATTATCTACTGATAATTCCCACGGCGTCTTGAGATAGGCATAACTGTGATCAATGTCATGTTCCTGAGCAAAGCATTGGATATTGGGCAGGTCCTCCTCATTTAACACACTGACCGTGGTCCATAAATTTAATTTTATCGGCATGGATTTATAAATCATGAGATTATTGAAAAATGTCTGCCAGGTTATGGGCCAACGCAATAATTCGTGTACCGAACCGATTCCATCGCAACTGACTGTGACTGTGACTTCTATACCGCGATCAACGATATCCGTCAATTCAGTCAGTACGGTGCTACAGTTGGTATTGAGTCGTAGGGTCCGGAGATTAGGGGGCAGATTTTTCAATATGCTTTTATAGTTTTTGCTGTAGCTGGGTTCACCACCATTGATATCCAGATGCACTATGCGGTCCTGTGGTAATGATAAAAAATTGTTGGAATTGTTAACCATGGGAAATGCACGACCTTTGAGGCTGCCTATCCTGGTACTTAAATTCTCATTGCAGGTCAAACAGGCTGCATTGCAGAGATTATCCAACACACCGCCCACCTGCAGATAATCCTGTTGAGATGTTTGTTTATCTAACTCAATGGCATACATCCTGATACTGTTGGGTTCGGTCTCTTGGCATCTTTTACACTCAGAGGGCCATTGATCTTGTGCCATCTGATCTTTTATCTGTTGTAACCATGAACTAGACTCCATGTCCTCTAGAGTGCTGAATTGCGGAGCATTGACCATGTGCCCGCAACGACTCACAGTGCCATTGGAGTTGAAACGCACAAAATGATCAAGTCTTGGGCAATACATTTTGTATGATTTGAGGTAAACTAGATATTATCAAATCCCAAGTATCGGAATGCGTTGTTTGATAATGATCTAAAAGCTGTGACCATGTGAGAGTGTGACCAGCAAGATCTAACAAAATCTGATCCACAAAAAACCACAGTTCCATATTGGGATCGTCATATAATAATTTTTCTGCAAAGTCACGAGACAATTTGTTTATTTCTGGACCTTCCATATATGTGGTAGCATGTTTGAGATCATTGAGATTTCTAATTCTCAGTTGTGTATCAACGTCTAGATATCTTGACAGATTCACCAGCCAAAAAAATTGTGGTAAGAAATGACGATTAAGAAATTTGTATCGTTTGACGAACCATAAAGAAGATTGTCTATCCAATTCAGGATGATCTCTGTGTAGGAACTCTAGATAGGTATGCACTCCGCTGATGTACCTTGATCGGGCATTTCGGATATAGATGTCTATCACAGGCAAAGAAGCGATATCATTATTGCGATAAGATATGGCACCATTTTGTTCTTCTTTACGCAGACTAGAACTGCCATTTTTCTGTATCCAATAAATCCATTGATTGCAGGATGACAGATGCGTCACCCTGCAATCTTCTGGAAACAGTTCTACATCTATGGGACAAAACATCAGGTCTTGGCTTGGCGTGCCCTGATCATGGCCAGGATGTCCTGAGCGTTTTGTCCACCAGCAGCAGGTTTCACGACCGGTGCTGTGGCAGTGGGTGCATCGTCTTCGTCAAACGAACTTGTAGCAGGTGCTACCACCGGGGCCGCAGGAGCTGCTACCTCTACTGTTGCTGTGGCCGCACTAGATCCACCGGCGGGTGCTGACACACCTGCGGGGCGGAAGTACTGGCTCCAGCGATCAGGATCGTAAGGTTTGCCGTCTACGGATGCTTCGAACATCTCCTTCATGACCTTGAGTTCAGTGTCCGAGGGTTTCTTGGGCAGGAACTCTGCGAGATCAAAAAGTCCATGTGCCGCGAGGGCAGCCTGTTCCGCCTCTGTGAGTGCGGATTCCTTACGACTCCATTTGGAAGTCGAGTAGTCTGCGTAGCCACCTTTTGAAGTCTTGGTGATACGGAAATCCAGACCACGCAACAAATCTGTTGGTAATTCTTCCAGTTCAGGATCCATCAAGGCCGACTTGATGATGGTGAAGATCTGCGGACCAATGATGAAACGCCGGATGGGATTCTCTGGTGTGCGATCTTCGGAGAGAGGATTCTCACGCACGAAGCCTTGGAACACATAACTGCGTTTTTTCCAATACTTGCGACCCATGTCCTCCAGACTTTTGTCTTTGAACCAGCCACGAACTTCGGCCAGGATCGGGCAGGCGTCGCCCCACATCTCTACGCAGGGCACTTGTACCTGGACCTGTTTGGAATCCATTTCGCCTTTGATGCCAGCGAATGGCAGTTTGATCATGGCTCGCTCTGCCCAGAAGAATGTGTTCTTGGCATTGCCATCAGGTAAGAAACGGAGTGTGGCACTCTGTCCTTCGTCGATGTTCCAATGGGGGTAA